GCGTTTAGAGCGCCAAGACCTTGTGTTAGACCTTGAGCAAATGGGTTAGCAACTAGACCGTAACGAGTCTTGAAACCAATCTTAGGTTGGAAAGATCCGGTATCAACTGCACGAACCATTTGTAGAGGAACGTATGGGCAGTAGAAAATACCTGCGTCATATGCATTTGAACCTTTGTAACCAACAACGGCAAACTCAGAAGTTGTACCTTGTGGGAAATATGGATCAATATAAACCTTGATACGACCGAACATTGTACCTGCAAAAGTGTTACCAGTATCGTCAACTGTTAGGTTAACTTGACCTTGTAGGGCTGAGTTGTAATCAAGAATTCCAGCCATTGCAAATGCTGATGCAACGTCTGAAGAGCAGATTACAATGTTACCCTTACCACGACGGGTATCTTTTGCAATGTAGTTAGCTTCACGTTCAATTTGGAATGCAAGACCTTTAATCTTTTCAACCATCCAACGACCGTTTGAGTCGGTGTCTAGGTCAAAAGTACCTTGGGTTGTTGTACCAACTTGTGCACCAACTTTAGCAACTGAGTAGATTGTACGAACAACTTCACGGTTAATTTCAGCAAGAATTTCTGCTGAAAGGATATTGCTTAGTTCGGTTTCAGCGTCAAGACCATGAACTGCCTTAAGGTCTTGTGCAAGTTCCATTGTGTATTCTGCTTTTAGAGCGCGTGTCTTAGCAGTAACGGTAACTTTTTCAATGCTGAATGCCATTTCATTGAATGTGCCACCAGCTGGTGATGTAGTTGTTCCAAGAGCTTCACCAGATGCAGTTGTTAAAGCTGAACCGGTTGTAACTGTTGAAGCAAATACGTTCTGGCTTCCTAGAGCAGTATTAGCTGCAAGAGAAAGAGCGGTTTGAGCACCAGTACCAGAAAATGCGCTATTAACTTCATTGTAGAATGTTTCTGCTGCACCTGCTGTTACGTTTGCTGTTGAAGATGTGCTACGCATTGCAAAGATAAGACCGGTAGGTCCAGTCATAGGCTGAACACCGCAAATATCATAAGCAATAAGGTTAGGCAATGAACGACGAACAAGACTGATAAGAATTGGATCAAAACCAGCCATTGGACCACCTGCTGCTGCGCCACCTGTTAGACCACCACCGGTTGCGTTAGCTGGTGATGCTTCCATAAGAATCTTGTTTTCTTCTTGGAAAGCACGTTGTTGGTTCTCAAGAACCATAGCGGTAACTGCCTTACGATATGGATCTTTAATTGGAGCTAGATCAGGATGATCTAGAACTGGGCTCCATTTTTTCTGTAGTTCTTCTGTTAAGTACATTTGAAAGTTCTCCTAAAATTAACGAGGTATTGTTTTTCTAATTGTTTCGGCATATGCTTTCATTACTGGATCAGCAATTACTTGCTTGCCTTCATCTTCAACTTGTTCATTCAATGCAGCTTCAGTAGCTTTCTTTACCCCTGATGGGAAATAATTTTCACGGATAGTTTCAAGTTTTTCTGTGTATTCTTCCTCTGTGGAGAACTCTACACCCTCTGCGAGTGATTTGATTTTTTCAGCTTGAACATCTGTTAAACCATCACAAACAACATGAAGCACTTCTGCCTTCTTTGATTCTACAAGTTGTTTCTTGTATTCCATGCCACGTTGAATTTCTTCATTCAACGAAGCTTCTAGTTCTTCAACTTTTCCTGCTAGTTCATCAACAAGATCAACTTTATCTTCTGGAACATCAATATAATGTTCTGCAAATAGATTACGCAATCCGCCAATAAAATCATCTACAAGTTCTGAACGAAGTCCGCTTTCAATTGCTACTTCGTTTTCTTCCATCCATTGTTCAACAACATAGTCAAGATAATCATTTACCTTGTCTGTAAGCTCAGTATTGATCTGTGCAACAGCTTCTTCTAGCTGAGAAGCATAGATTGTTTCTAATTCTTCCTTTAAGCTGCTGATACGATCATTAACTCTTGCTTCAAAAATTGTTGCAACTCTTTGTTTGAATTCTTCTGAAAGATTTTCTTCGCCACTGAAAATATTGGAAATATCTTCGTCAATGGTCTGAACATCTTCATCAACTTCTTCTTCTTCCTTAACTGGCTTATTAGCTGAAGCCATATTAAGTTGTGTGTCTCCAGATGCACCAGATGGCTTTGTCTTTGGTGCTTCAGCTTGTTTCTTTACACCTTTAGACGCATCAATCTTTGATGAATCATCTGTTGATTTGAAATTCTGTGGTGTTGGGCCACCAAGGTCGTCAACTTCCCCTTTTACCTTTTCTAGAGGCATAGCAGGTGCATTGCGCTTGCTTTGTGCAAGCATATCTGCCGCTGCTTCAATAAGTGTTTTTTGCATTGAAAATCTCCTTATGATTTCTTATTTATAAAATTAAAGTTTTTGCAAGAAATTTTCAAAAAGTTTTACTGCAACTTCTTCAATCTCTTTGCGATTTGCTTTCAACAAAGCAGTTTTAGCATTATCAATATCGACCTCTACGAATCGACCTTCTACAAATAGCCATTCTTTTCCTTCTCTAATACCTTGAACAAATGCGTCAGGCGCCGATGGATCCGCCACAATATCAGCAGCAGTAGCCAAACGAAAATCATCCTGTACAACATTACATCCATCGCGTCCAGGTATCAAACTTCCCATACCTCTTGAAGATACCCCTAATTGAGCACCCTCATCTATCAAACTTTTAACAATATTTCCATATGGAGTCTCCATAATCTTTGCACGACCATAAAAATCTGTGCCATCTACCTTCAATTCCTTGATCATATGTGATACTCTTTCCAAATTAATGGTAGGTGTATCTGGATGACCTAACTCTCCATATGCTCTATTCTGTGAAATATATTGATCATTATAACGTGCTACTTCACGATTTAATGTCTCAAATAGATACTTTCTATTATTCTTGTTGGGTCTTTCTGATTGCATAAAGACACCTTCAATATAATATGCTTTCTTACCTGTCTTTTCGTCAGCCTCAGTAAGATACTTTACTGCTTCAACGTATTCTTTAATAAGTTTCATGTTATTTCCTTATAGTACAGGCGAGTAAGTAGCAGTCTTGGAAACTTGTAGAATGCAAGATCCACCTGATGTTATAGTCACAACAATGTTTCCTGTTGCTGTATTAGCCATACTATAATGCAATTCTGATAATACCATGTCACCACTATTGTATAAAGTTACCATATTGCTGGAATTTCTTGCAATAGTAATGTTTCCATTAGTTGACCATAAAATTCTCTTGATTGAAGCACTATCAACAGATTCTTGAGTAGAATTGGCTGACAAATTAGCAAGAGTAATTGTATAAGTTCCTACACCATCTGTTCTAATAACAGAAGATCCTTTTAAAGTATTAATGACTTCGTATGACATTTTATTTTATTCCCATTGTTTTTCTGCGTAAAATACTTCTTGCTCTCTTCCTTACCGTAGTTCTCATGTGCGTCTTTCTCTTTCTGGCCGCACGTTTCTGAGTTCTACTCATATGAACTCTTTGTATTGCAGTAATTCTTCTTAACTTACCTGCTTGTAATGTATATCCTTTTACAGCAGATTTCCTAACATTCTTTTGTACTTTACCTTTTCTGATTCTTCTACGAATCAGTTTTGTTCTTCCCATTCTGACAGTATTAGCTTCTTTGAAGAATTGTGTTCCTATAATTCTTCTTCTAGAAGCCAATTTTTTAGCTATACTATTAGCTAATTGTTCAAATATTAAACTCTTTGCCTCTTCAAGATTTCCTTTAATAATGTGTTCAATAATTTCATGTGACATTTTATTTCACATGCTTGAATGCAAAAGCTCTTGCTTTCTCAAAATGTTCTGGACTCTTATGTACCATATCAGCATATTTCTTCTTATTCTCATCGTTCAATGCATTATGTACTTGTGTCATGGCCGATGCTGTAAATCCATCAACTTTCTTTGTATGTCCAGTTGCAAACTTAACAGATTGCGCTTGCTTATTCTTAACAATCTTATGCAATGTGTCCATAACAGCTTCATTCACACTTTCATCAGCTTGAATTGGCGCATCTGGAGCCATTAAATTAGTTGGATCCACAGTATAAGGTATTGAAAAATATCTCTTCAATTTATCATTATAATATAGTGCAATTCTTGTTCTGTTTGGATATACACGAATAGCTTTTCTCTTAAGCATTAAAACTGAAGGTGGATTGAACTCAGCAGTATCTTCATTCAATTCAAGTTCTGTTGCTTCTACTTCTTCAACAGGTTCTTCTTCAATTTTTAAACTTTCTTTGATAAGAGAAAGAGATTTCATTATTCGGTTTCCGTAGTTTGTTCTGTTGATGCACCAAATAGAGATGCAGCAACTTCTATTTTCTTTGCGTTTAACGCATCAACAACTTTCTGTGAAAGCATGTTGTTTAATTCTTGTTGAGCTTCAACATTATTTTCTTGGCCAATTAATGTGATAAAATCCATAATATTTTCCTTTATTTAACCGCTCTTAATTTTTTCGGATCCATATTTGCATATTTAGCAACAGCAGCATCTAATTCTGGTGTTGCAGATTCCGAATCTGAACTCTGATCTGTTTCAGTATCTTGATCAGTATCTTGTGGTTCTTGATCTTGTCCTTGATCTTGTCCTTGATCTTGTCCTTGTACGTCTTGACCTTGATCTTCTTCACCTGGTTGTTCTGGTTGTGGTTCTGATTCTATTTCTTTTTGCATATTTTCAATAGTATCATCATCCATCATTAGAACATTTTTCTTAACCCAATTCTGTGAAAAATATGTTCCAACATAAGGAACGATCAAGTTAAGTGTATTAATTCTTTCACGAAGTAATTCTGTATTACGCATTTCTGCATAATTATTATCTTCCACATAATCATACTTAATTGATTCTTGCATTTGTTCCCATTCTTGGACTGTACAAATACCTTTTAATGATAGTTGTACGCGAAGAATTGAATCAAATAACATTGAGAATCTATTACGAAGTCTATTGACAAACTTAGCAAACTTTACTTCTTCTCTTGTTATTTCAGCGGTCCGACCAATACCCATAAATCCACCACCTGTGGATTCTGGATCTAATCTACCAATAGGAACATTTAATGTCTTGTATAATACTTTACGGAAATAGATAACATCATCTATTTGACCTAAATTCTGTCCAGCTGGAAGTGTAGTAATTTCCGTACCTCTTCCACCTTCTCTTCTTGGCAACCAGAAATCTTCAAGCATTGAAAGATGTTTTCTTTCATCACGAACTTCTCCTGTACTTGCATCATAAACAAGCTTATTACGATACTTGATCATGATATCACGCAAATACTGTTCTGCTTTTAATTTAGGAAGATTACCTACGTCAATATAGAATACTCTACGTTCTGGCGCACGGGAAAGACGATAAATTACAACAGCATCTTCAATCATTCTTAATTGATTTAATGATTTAATTGCTTTGTGAAGATAAGAAACAACCATTACGTTCTTACCGTCCATCATACCAGAATTGACATTAATAACAGAATCAGGAGCAATTCTTGATCCTTGATTAACGGATGCTGTGTATGATTGCGCTGCTAATCCTCTTTCATTGAATACATAATATTCCGAAACTGCTTTAATTGTTTCTAGACCTGTTTTAAGATCACGTTGTTTTTGGACTTCACGAACTTTTCTGATCTTTCTTGGATCAATAAAACGTAATTCTTGAATACCTTGTTTTGGATTACTTTCATCAACAACTGCATGATAATATAATCTTCCATCAACATACCAACGCTTGAAGATTTCATCACCTAGATTTGAGAAATTAAGCATTCTCTTGATGCCATCAAATTCATCACGAATTTTCTTTTTGATGGAATCTGGTTGATTTAATTTGTCAAGATTAATACTGACAATCTGACCTTGTGGATCCAGTGTGAAAGCTTCCGTAACAATTTCTGTAATAGCTTGATCACATTCTGGATGTAAAGACATTTCACGATATCTGGTAATAAGCTCAATCTCATTTCTGACTGAACCTTCCAGATCAACATAAGTGCC